GTGGTGGTTATCCCGGATTTGGTAAAGGTGGTAGTGGTGGATCAGGAATTGTAATTTTGTCATGGTAAAAATCTATCAACTCTACGGCATTGATACTGCCATGCAATTGCTTAGACCGAATGCTACTTGGCAGATAAGCAATCGCACCATCACCCAATGGGAAGACCCAAGACCATGCCCAACATGGGAAGAAATAGACGCAACAATGGAAAAGATTAAGGCTTTTGAAGACTCTATCAACACCATTTGGACAGACGAACAGATTAAAGAATTAGGGGGAAGATGATGTCACATTTTGCACAAATTGATTCAAACAACATAGTCACTCAAGTGATTGTGGTGGCAGATGCTGACACGGCTGACGCACAGGGCAATCACATGGAATCTATTGGCATTGCATTTTGTCAAAGACTCATTGGTGGAAATTGGAAACAAACCAGTTACAACACTCAAGGTGGCGTTCACACAAATGGTGGCACTCCATTTCGTAAAAATTACGCTGGCCTTGGATACACCTATGACGCTAGCAGAGATGCTTTCATTCCTCCCAAGCCCTACAACTCTTGGGTTTTAGATGAGAACACTTGTTTGTGGAATTCACCAATTCCTTATCCAACTGATGTCGGAACACCAGACGCACCCAAGCGTTATACATGGAACGAATCCACTAAAGCATGGGACTTAGTAAATTGATTAATTAAAACAGGAATAGCATGAAAAATGAATTGAATTGGTTAAGTGAAATAAACGAGGAAGCAGCAGAATTATTTACCGAGGTCATATTAACAAACTGTTATGGACTTACGCCTGAAATATGCGCCAATCGTGACTTTATAGACATTGGTGCAAATATGGGCATGTTTTCTATATTTGCATCTTATCTAGGAGCAAGAAAAGTTATTGCCGTAGAACCCGTATCTAGTACGATTTCTTTACTAAGAAACAATATACAAAGATCGGGTTTTAATAACATCATGTCTTTGCAATACATTGCATCGTCAGTTGATGGGGATTTAAAAGAAATAGGACTACAAGAAAAGTCTGGCCACAATAGTCTATATACCACTGGTAAAAAAACAGAATCAGTGGAGACTATTACCTTAAGCAAAATATTAGAACTTCTCGATAGCAACCACATCTTTTTAAAAATAGACTGTGAAGGCGGTGAATACGATGTATTACTCAATGCCGATCCTATAGACATGGCCAGAATAGATGCCATTGCAATTGAAATCCATGCAGAATTACATCCTGAATACAAAGGCTTTTGGCATATTCACAAAGCCTTATACTCCTTTGGTTTCAAACCAATTCGTCAGAATCAATTGAAAGCCTGGAGCTTAGATCAATTTGGCATGGCCATTGATGTAAGAGATTTGCCTGTTTATGAAGAAATATGGATTAGAAATGAATAGTGTACTTTGCTCAATTGGTACTAGGGGCCGATACGATTCAACCCTACCTTTAGCACTTAGTGCAATCATTAATCAAACCAAAAAACCCGATAAAGTCATTATCTTTGATGACAATGATGAGCCACGGGATGTTAGAGAAGAACTGATTTACAAGAATCTGTTTGAAATGATGAACTTAAAGAATATCGCATGGGAATGGGTATTCGCTCAGAAAAAGGGAACTCATTGGAACCACCAAACTGCCAACATAATGGGCTATAAGTGGGTTTGGAGAGTAGACGATGACTGCATACCAGAGCCTAACGTTCTTAGGAACCTGTTAAGCTTTGCTATACAAAAGGACGCTGGAGCAGTTGGGGGATCTATTCTTACTCCACCCCTATCCAAACAAATCCACCCTTCTACTGGCAAAATAATCAATATTGCTAAAGAACCCAATATCCAGTGGAACTACATTCAGAAAACCAAAGAAGTCGAGCATCTTCATTGTTCTTTTGTATACCGCGCAGGTATATACGATTACAACATTGGTTTATCTAAAGTAGCTCATCGAGAAGAAACTTTATTCAGCTACGGCTTATACCAAAATGGATATAAGTTATATGTAATTCCAGATACTATTACTTGGCATTTAAAGAATCCTGAAGGCGGTATTAGAAGCGAAAAGGGTGAATCGCTTTATTGGCATGACGAACAGATCTTCCAAAATTTCATGCAGTACAAGGACCATACGATTGTGGTTCTTAATTGTGGGCTTGGTGATCATATTGTTTTTTCAAAGATTCTTCCCGAAATAAAGAACCCTTTAATATTCTCTTGCTACCCTGACATCGTGCCAGGCTATTCAATAGCCCATGCTGAAAGAGGTTTTGGCAGTATTGATCAATGGAATATCTATTTGAAAATGTCTCAATGGGGATGGACTGACTCATTGGAAAACGCATTCAGGAAAATGTACTTATGATTATTATTTCTCCATATTCCAAAGCATTGAGAAGCGGTAAAGAAAACCCCAAGAACTATCCTTATTGGAATGAGGTCATTAAGCAAATCCAAGAACCTATTATTCAAATAGGATTGGAGGGTGAAAAGCAACTTACTGAAGACTTCAGAACAAACTTGAGTTTTGACGAGCTTAGAGACCTTTTAAAGGAATGCCGTACTTGGATAGCATGTGACTCTTTTTTTCAGCACCTAGCGTGGTCTGAGGGCAAGAAAGGCATAGTTCTGTTTTCTAGATCCGACCCCAAGATCTTTGGCCATCCAGAAAACGTTAATTTACTGAAAAGCAGGGAATTTTTAACTCCCCATCAATTTATATGGTGGGAAGAACAAGAATACATTCCTGAAGCATTTGTTGATCCAAAGGATGTGATAAAAGCATTGGAATTATTCAAGAACTAAATTAAAATCAACCCTTATATAACTTTAAGTTAACACCATGAGCGAATACATCCCACTTCGCAGTCCATTCTCGAACATGAGCTTTGTGCCCGATGTTCCGAGTAATGCTTTGGCTCCCAACGAATACAACTCTGGGGCTAACGTAGAAACTGACGTTCGTGGAATTAAAAAGATTGCTGGCGAACAATATATTCTGTCGGCCATCCCAGGCCATGTTATTTTTATTGATGCTGGGTACAGAACTCAATCTTTATGGGTAAACATTGTTGCTACCCGTGAAGGCAAGTGGTACATGGTCACCGCTTCTGGAATATCCAACATTACCCCAGGCGTTGGAGCAAATCCCAACGTTGCCCTGTCAGGTTATACAGATGACACTGTAATCACTTCTTCTTGGGTTGGTCAGGTTTTCATTATTAATGATGGCCTACGTCCTCCCATGTATTTTGGTAATTATTACGCTTCTGGTTCCCCTCAGACTGAGATTGCTATCTACGACAATTCTCCTGATAACTACGTTTGGAACTATGAAAGCGTATTGTCTCCTGCGGTAACTTCGGTTACTGCTGGGTTTGTCAGAAACTATTGTTCTCCTAATGTTGGAAATATCTTAATTGCAGGCAATCTAACTAAAACTTATTCCTCTGGGTTTACTTTTAATTACCCTACTACTGTGCGTTGGTCTAGGGCGTTTGCCAACACAACAGTACCTAATACTTGGAATCCCACCCTAAATAACGTGGCCAATGAACAAGAGATTCCCGTTCGTGGTCCCATCATTGATGGCTTCTTTTTAGGCGGTTGTTTCTACATTTGTAGCTATTGGGATACTGTTGTTTTTTCCCCCATCAACTATCAGAACTCTACCGCTCCAATCTTTGGTATTCGACTGTTTAACCAAGGGCGTGGGTTGATTAATGAGAATTGCTGGAGCAACACCGATTCAATGGTTTATGGAATTGATGCTAGGGACATTTGGCAGTTTGATGGATCCAACTTTACTGCAATTGGAAACCAAGTTATTAAGAAATACTTCTATGACAATCTAAACCAAACCTATGTGGATCGATTGTTCATGGTAAACAATACCCAAAAGTATCAGATTGAGATTTACTACCCCGATCAAAACTCTACGGGTTGGTGCAACAAGATGATTTCTTACAGATACGATCTTCAGGTTTGGAACGCTCCTAAAGACATTCAAAACGCTGCACATGGCGTTGAAGCCCCCATTTATAACGGAACAAGCTTTAATCTAGGATCAAGGACTGTTGTATACGCTCAAGGCAGTACATCAAGCAGTCAAATAGTCCAAACCAACATTACCAACGGCTTTTGCGGAAACACGATTAATTGTTATTTTGAACGCACAAACATTGCTATGGTCACTCCAGATGGCCCTGTTCCTTATTCATCCAAGGTTTATATCCACCGCTTATTACCAGAAATGTCTGGTACGGGTACAATCAACATTACTGTTGGAGGTGCAAACTCAACTGCTCAAACTCCAACATATGGTCAAACAGGAACAGTATCTATTGCTACCGATACACCTTGGGTTACTACTCAACAAAACAGTGTAAGAACTGTTGCTTTGAAATTTGGCACAAATGATGCCACTAATACTTGGCATGTATCAGCCATGAATTATCAGGGCACAATTACTGAGGATGCTTTCTAATGCCATTTTCATTACCTGGTGATCCATCCCAAACAGAAATATCAGATGCTATTAATTATCTTCTTAATAATTTTGGCTCTAATGTTTCTATTGATGTAAACACGGGGATCGTTGCAGGTCCCGTAGGCGGTATTGGATATTTGTACAAGTATTTAGATATTAAATACGCCACCAGTTACGATGGTTCTGTTGGATTTTCTAATTCGCCCACTAACGCAACTTACTATGGGGCTAGAAATAACAACTCTAGCGTTGAATCTTCCAATCCAACTGATTACATATGGACGCAAGTAACGGGTGGATTTGGTACAACAAAGTTCCTTTTCTATCAAACAACAGGCGGTCGGCAAATCAATATTGTTGTGGCCACCACGGCTCCATCAGCGAGTTATGTACAAGATAGCGGTTCAGCAATCGATCTTGATGTTGTTACTGGCGCATCAGGGGTCAGTGGGGCAAGCGGTTATAGTGGATATAGCGGTAGTAGCGGTCTAAGCGGATACAGTGGTTTAAGCGGTTTTAGCGGTACTGTAGGCGCAAATGGATTGGCTGCCTTAACTGCGTATCTTGTTCAATCACAATCGTCTTCTGCGCCTTCTACGCCCTCCAATACCACTGGTCCAACTGCTCCTTCTGGATGGTCTTTAACTGCTCCTAGCGTGTCTGTTGGTCAGGTAATTTGGTATTCTTTTGGCCAATACAATTCAAGTTCTGGAACTGTCAGCGGAATTTCTGCTGGGCAAACTCAATGGGGTGCGCCAACTGCCGCGTCAGTATTCCAAGACATCGAGTCAGATACTTGGAATGGATCTGTTCCTCCAACATATGGATCTTCTGGAACATATGGAACTTCAGGATATTACATTTCTAGAAGCACTGGCAACGTTTATTTCAATAATGGAATTTTTAGAGGCGACATAACTACTAATGGACAAGGCTATTTTTCTGGCCAAACAAATGGAACTTATGCAACAGTTATTGGTGGAACCATTTATTCTGTAACACCTTCTTCTGTAGGTTACGCTTCTTCAAGTCCAACTGGTAGTGTAAGAGCAGGAGTATATGGAATTGCTTCAGCTACTACAGGAACCTTTAACGTTGGTGTTGTTGGATTAGGGGCTCAATCTAATGGAATTGGTGTTGTAGGTTCAGGATCATTATTTGGTGGTTATTTCAGTAATTCAATTTCTGGTGGAAATGCTTTATATTCAAGTGGTCCATTTGGTACTTCAAGCAATGCTTTTGTAAGCAATCTTTATGCTCAATATTCTTATAGTTTAGTGGGCGTTGGATCTGGACAAGCGTTGTATTTTCAAACAGGACCTACAACAGGAGCAAGCACGGCAACTTTTAATCCTGCTAATAAACCTGGAGCAACTAACAGTACTAATCAATGGATTGAAATAAATATCAACGGATCATCTTATCAAATACCAGTGTGGGCATCATAATGAACAGAACAGTCACAATACCATCAACCACAGTTACTGAAGCCATAAATGATATCCAAGAGATACCATCGATGGTCGTTAGATTTTTAGTCGGAAAAGTTGATCAAAGTGGAAATTTTATTATTGGGCAAAACTTTGAAGTTTTTACAGTAATTGGTGAAGACTACATAGAATTGAATGGTCCTCCTACAACATGGGCCCCCGATAAACCTACGGGCACATATCGTAATGACGATTTATGGCATTATGTTGATAAACAAAGATTAGCAAATAGCAACAAATCTAGTTAAAATTGCACAAAAGGATTAACATGGGCACACAAATGCAAAATTTGAGTAATCAGATGACCCCTCCAACGGGAACATCTGCTAATCCTCAACCCACAACTTTGCCCCAATATCCAACTATTGGATCAAATCCTACGAATAATCAAAGCCAATCGGGTATTCCTGCAATGCCTATGGGCAAGGGAAACACAACCAATTCAGCAACGTCAGGGCAACCGCAAATGGGTATGCCAAATACTAATATGCAAGGTACTCAAAGTAATGGAACTTGATGAAAAAGTTATTTCTGAACGATTAGAATGGTTTGGAGGAAATAAACATGCTTTAGATATGTTTAATATGTTTGTCTACATATCTCATATATGGGATGATCTTGTAGATAAAGATAAAGATGTATCCGAAGAAGCTATTAATAAAGCATTTTCAATGTGTTTGATTTATCTTCCTGTAAATCCTTTTTATAGAGAAATTCAAATGCAAATAATACCAATGTGGATAGCTGTAATTTCATCATATGAAACTGCTAATCACTTTGAACGCAATAAAGATGCACATGGAATTGAAATTTCACATGGATTGAGATATGCAGCAGGTAATATTATTGCCTATGCAATTTATGTTTGTGTAGGACCAGAAAAAGCAAAAGCATATTTACCAGTAATGTGGAAACAAATATTCTTTGAAAGATTCGATGAATATCGTAAGGAGCATTTAAGTGTTTAAATTAACAGATTTATTTAATTTTCTTGGACTTGTTCCTAAATTAACCGTTTTATCACTTGGAGGTGGTAGTGGTTCTAGTACCAGTACACCAACATTAACTCCTGAACAAAGTGCTTTATTAGGGGCGCAAACTAACTTTCTTACAAGTACTGCATTTCCTGCTTATCAACAAGCCATTACAGGTGCTCAAAATGTATATGGTCAATCTTTGGGCAATTTTAACAACAACATGGCTAACACAACAAATCAAGCGTTGTCTAGTCAAGCAATGGCAAATGGTATAGGCAATACAGCAGGAGGGTTTGGTTCAAACTGGGGTCAATTTGCTACGGCTTTGGGTGCAAATAGTAGTCAAGGAGCAGGAAGTGCTGCCAATGCTTTAGGGGGTTTGGGTGGTAATTCTGCTCAATTTGGTGCTTCATCTTTAGCTAATTTATTTAGTCCACAATATGAACAACAACAAGTTCAAGCATCTTTAGAGCCTGCAATGGAAGCCGCTAGGGAAGCTTCAAGCGGTCAAACTGCTATGTTTGGTGGTGCAGGTCAAGCAGGATCATCTAGAGAAGCTTTGGCAAACGCCAATTTGAATTCTCTTAACCAACAACGTATGCAAAGTGCCGCTGCGGTTACTCAAGGACAAATTGAAAATCAACGACAAACTGCTGCTTCTACTTTATTTAACACTGGAATGGGTGGTTTAAATCAAGCAGGTAACATTTTTGGTAATTTAGCAAGTACTTCTGTTGGCATGGGTAACGCCTCAACAAATGCTCAAAATACTTCATTAAATGCATATCAACAAAGCTTGAACAATGCAGGTACAGGATTGACTACTGCTGGTGCTCCAATAACAAATTACGCACAATTGGCATCCATCATATTTGGCACGCCTTCAAATGCAACGCCAAACTTTACTGGAACTCAAGGTACAAATACTTCAGGTTCTGGAAATAATATAGGATTTAGCATATGACAATTCCATTAGCATTTCAATTTAAAGATCCTGGCTCTTATGGAGATTGGGCAAAATATGCTGGATTTGACAGAACCACTGGCAATTTTGGTTCTGCTCCTCCTACCGATCCTAATAAACCTGTTGAACCCGTTTCTTCCTTAAGCGATATTGGCCAGCAAATGATTGCTCCAATTACCAATACATGGAATAAAATTTCAGCAGTAGGATCTGCTTTAGGTGGTGGGAATATGGTTGATGCTTATAACGCCATGAATCAATCAGCGTCATCTTTTGGATCACCTAAGCCAAACGCTTCTCAATCAAACTTTAGCACTCGCTGGGACGGGTAAGAAAGAATCATATGGCAGATCAACAATTGTCTGAATTACCAACAGTGGATATTGGAACTGCTTCTCCAGTAGCGAATGTTGTTGCACCTGCCCCTTCTGCAATACCTGAACAACCTATTGTTCCTCCTCTTCAATTGGGTAGCAACCCAGTTATTCCTCCTTTAAAAAGCCCAGATCCTGCTCCTCAGTTTTCCACGGAAAGCATTGAGAAGACTGTTAACAAAGATTTCAATCCTAATAACGATCAAGCTCAAAAAGCCTTGGGTGTTATTAACAAAACATTGATCAAGCCAACTCCAGAAAATAAACTGGAACTAGCTAGACATATTGAAGAAAAGAATGCTTT